CATCGAAGATGGTATTGAAGTCCTGACCTACGCCCATTTCAACCATTTGGATGATGTTGCAACCATACAGGGTTGGGATACCAGCAGCACCATACACTTCGTTACGAAGCGAATCAGGAGCAGCAATGCCGTCCTCTGTGTTAGCAGGAGCGCCACCATCAGCAGCAACAGTATTCATTGGGTTATAAGCGATAGCGCGAATGTCTTCAACGATTTCAGGAGAAACTAGCAGATCAGTAATGCCACGAGCGCCCGAAGCGTTAGGAGTTCCGCCAAGAGCAGAAGTAACGATACGAGAAGCAAGAGTTTCAAGTCGGTTCAAGTCGGCAAGAACGAATCTGCCAGCTTGGTGCGAACGAGTAACGTGATACTGATCGTTAGTTTGAACATTAGCAACCGAATCAAGGATTGGCTGGATGCCTTGGCGCTTCATCTTGAAGCGAACTTCGTTGATCATCTTGCGAATACCATTTTCAGCGTGTTGAATACGTCCAGCCTTAAGATACTTACGATACATTGCGATAGCAGCTGTAACTACGAAAGTAGTGAAGGGGATGTCATCAGCACCAGTCAATTGGCTGTATGCAAGATCGCCTGGTTGGCTAGAGAATGTTACACGAACATAGTCTGGCTTATCGACGTTATAAAAATCATCGAGAGGAATAGTGCGAGGCTCAAACTCTCCAACGGAAATAGTATCATACAAAGAATCGATGATATTAGTTTCGTCAAGAACCTTTCTTGCAAGAGGGCCAACTAGGTTTGCGAAAACCTTCATTGCTTTTGCAGAAGTTTCCTCGTCACTCGAACCCATTGCCTTAATAAGGGCGATTTGTTCTGGTTTTTCTTTTAGTTTAATTTTCATTTTAGTAATAACTTATATTTTAGAGTGACAGTTGGATGAGAACATCAGACTGACGAGTGCCAGTGCTTGAGATAACTTTTCCGATTTGAAGAGCAGCGGCAGGAACAGCGCCTGTAACAACAACAGATGTATCAACAAGAGCAAATGTGCCAGCAGCTCCAGCCTTAAGACCAGAACCAGGAGCAGGAGTACCACCATTGACTTGATTTGCATCAATCCAAAATAGACCTTCTGTAGCAATTTGAACTGGCTTGCCAGAAGCAACGTAACCATTTTCGTCAGCCCAACGTTTGTTGAAGCCATCGACTTTATTCCCGTTAGCGTCTACAGTAGCAGTGCCTTCGAGGGTGATGCCAAGAACCTGAGCAGAAGTATCTCCTGCTGCGGCTTTAGCGACTGAATATGGAGCTACTTGCTGATTGCTGTAGATACCATCATAGGAACCTCCTACTGGGGATGAGCTGTAATAAGTGTCACTGTCAGGATCGTACGAAGAAACCTTAACGAGATGACCAGCCTGACCAGTGAAGTCCGTGCGGAACTCAGAAACGATCTTATGAGGAGGAACGTTGCGAGTTGGTTTTAGGATTAGGTCTTTATATGCCATAATTTATTTTTTTTATGTTTTTTTTATTTACCCGCAAGTTCGAATTCGAAGTTTTCAAATTCATCTTTAAGGGATTTGTATTCATGTTGAGAGTTAGTAACTTCTTCTGTTGCTGAATTGGAAGCTTCGGTGATTACCGCCTCTGCTTCTTCTTCCGCCGCAGCTTCTGCTACACACTCTTCGGTTTCTTCTGAATCGGACTCTTCTTGAGAGACTTCTTCACTAGCTTCTGCCTTTAAGTGACTTCCAGCTAAAATTTTAAATCTACTAAGCCAAGCGCCATACTGCTCTTCATCTATATTCTTGATTTCTTCAGCAACAACCTTCGCTACTTCGCCTTCAAGATTAAATTCAGAACTTAGAGCAGTCATTCTTTCGTCGAATACTCTTTGTTTTTCTTGCGCTTCAACTTTGTCTTTAATTTCAGAAAGTTCGGAGTCTTGAGCGGCCTTAGCTGCTTCAAGTTCTGCTATTTTCGTCTCCAACGTCGCACGAGCTTCTTCGGCCTGTACGATAAGTGCATCTTTTTCGGAGATGGAAGCTGCAAACTCTTCACTCTTCGCACGAATTTCGTCGGCGATAGCGGAAGCTTGAGCTTTATCAACTACGGAATCGAAATTCGCTTCCAAAGATGCAAGGGTAGTTACATTAACTTCATCACCAGAGGTAATAGAAGCTAGCGCATTTTTATAATCTGTAATATTTGAGATCTTCATTGCTTTATTTGGTTTTACATTTATTTTCACTGTTTGTGAATTTTTTTTATTATTATTTTTAATAATTTTAGACTCGGAAGTAATTATACCTTTAACATCAGCCGCAGGGTTCTTTACTATGCCAGCACCTAAAAATAATTTTTCTCCTTTTATCAGCCTATAGATAGGAGAACCATCATAGTCTCCATTTCCTCCATAGCACCTTAAGAAGGGTTTCATTTTTTCAATTTCTCTCTTATCAGAAACTATGTCACCCTCGGCAACATACTTTGATCCCTTTAAGATTTCAAAGTCATTGAAATATACTTCCCAAGACATAGAAGCCATTCCATATTCTTCGCTATCCTCTTCGGAAGCTTGAACTAAAAATTCAGCTAGGTCTGGGTTAACACTTTTCCAGATATATCCAGTGCCTCCAACTACGACTGGACCGTCGTAGTCTTTTAGGCTACTTTCCTCTATCATCTCCCTATCTTCAGAATACTTTCTGTAGAAAGGGCTAATCAGAGATCCTACGATCATATCTTCCTCGTGTTCTAAATTTAAATATTTATTAGGTACTTGCTTAGCAAGCTCAAGCGCTCCTTCTCTATCGACCAGATCTCCATTTTTATTTGCATTGTCTGAAACATACAAGTCCGCAGAAAGAAATAATAGGTCTGGATTTTTCTCAAAGTCACCTTCTGATACATTCAAAGTATCCTTTAAATTTTGTAAAGAAGCCTTCGATAGATTAGAAGTGGTTAGAGATACGACGTTTGCCTTAGAAAGGAAGGTACTTTTATATTTGAATTTGTCACTTAACGAAGAGCGCATATAGTTATATACATGGTAACACCAAACTTGAGAAGTTATTTGGAGTGATAAATCAACATACCCATAAAGTCGTCACTAAGCTCAAAATCATTACAAATGCTCTCAATCTGATTTTCGATATCTGTATTGCTCAATACAATTTTCTTTTCTATTACCTCTTCAATCGCTTTTTTCCAGTCCTTTATTTCATAATTCTTGGATATGTTGTAAGCTATAGACTTTGTAATTTCTTTCTGCTTTTCACTAACTTCTTCTATCCCGTATTTCTTAGCAAAGGAGCTATTGGTATCTTCCTTAAGACTATCATACTCTGACAATACATCTTTAAGGCTCTTGATTGAAAGCTGTTCAATGCTGCCGACTCTTCTTTGTCTTACTTCATTGAATCCAGAATCCTTACTTGGAGGCCTTCCGACTTGATTGGCAGAAGGCTCCTTATCATTATTTCCTGTGTCAGCATCCAAAGGATTATATTGACTATTGTTGAAAATTTGAGGGAAATATATATCTTCCTCTTTTTGCTTTTTAAACTTTCTTTGAGAAAGAATACTCTCATGAGAGTTCGGAAGCATTCCATTTTTAGTTGCTTCAAAAAGTTCCTCTGGAGTTAGGAATCCAAGCTCTGCCATTCTAGTATAAACTCTAAACATCTGGGCATCATCTTCTAGACTTACGGAAGAAAGCTTTACAGTTGGCTTGGCATTAAATCCCATCTTCTTGCAGACATCGCTAAGCTCATCTTCAAGCCATCTTTTAAATATGTTTTGACCTTTCTGAAGTCTTTCGCAAAATATTTTTACCTTAGTAACCGAATTAGAGAATGTTTCGTTTCCTCCAAATACAGTTTGCAAGCCTTCTCTAATATCTTCGTTGACTTGCTCATACTTAGCCTTCCCGATGATCTTATCAATATCTGGGATTACATATTCTGCTTTTGTAGTGTAATCGGCCACTAGTACTCGTTGAGCTTTCTTGTTCTCAAATAGAGTTTTCATATAAGCCATATGCTCAGGATTTGGAGGAAGTTCAGTTCCGTCTCTACCCTTAGCCCCTCCCATAGTAAGAAGAAGAAGCATACTGTCCAAAGAGCTAATAATCTGCCTATCAGCATTTTTCATTTCCATTTTTAGTTCGATATCATCCAGTACCCCGTAGAATAGAGGAACAGCAAAGTATTCGTAATCCTGCTTCTGGTAGAAGATAGAATCAACATTCTCTAAAGCTACCCGTAAAGTTTCTTGAGAGCTGCCATAGTTTTCACTATAATTTTGTATTTGAACTTGTATTTCTTTGTCTAAGTTGTTGAAAATAGCCTTCTCAGTTGGAGTCTTTGGATTTTTAAGTCTCTGTATTTCGTAAGGGCTAAGTATCTTGTATACTGCAGAGTCATATGTTACTCCACCTTCAAGGGCTACTTGAGCTGGGTTAAGAACTGTATACTTTACTGGTATATTGACACTGCCGCTTTTAACATCTCTTAAGCTGGTAATATCTTTCTTATCTACCTTCCCACCTATTTTATAAATAAAAAGGTTACAAGATCTGTAAAGCTCTCTATAGAATTGTTCAGAGAATCCCTGCATATTGACGGCTTCTAGCCATCCTTTGCAAAATGCTTTTGCAGAGCTATTTTTATCGCTGATTTGAATCTCTGAAACGGAGAACTCTACCATAGTTTCTATAGTATTTCTAAACAGCTGAAATTCTTCCCAAGCCTTTTGGCACAAGTATACAACCTCTTGAATGCCAATATACCCATCTGAGTGTCTACGATAAATAGTCCCTCTACCTATTAGATTTGGAAATCTTGCCGCCAACTCGCTGTCAACGCCCAAAGCACTATCAAAAGTTCTTCCTAGAAAGCCGCTCCTGCTGTTGCCTCCTCCTACCATCCCAATACTCTTTTCGATATTCTCTCTGCTAGAGAAGACATCGTTATAAGTTAATTCTGGCTGTTGAGTAGAAGCTTCCGCTTCTTTCTGAGCATAGTATGCTTTTCTATCTTTATGATATAGAGAATTTGAGTTGTACTTCTTTTTTGCCATTTGGTAGATATTACATTTAATGTGACTTTATGTGAAAGATTAGAACATCATAGGAGGAACCCAAGTAGATACCTCTTCTTCGTCCGTTTCGTTAAGTAACTGATAGCATTTTCTGCCCCAATTTGCAAGTAAAAGTGACGAATAGCTATCCTTCCTTGGCTTATCTGGCGTATTCATCTTTCTCATTGTTGTTGGCAAATCAAAAGTTTGATGCCCTTGAGGAGACGCAATCATTTTAACATTTGCGCATTCTGTTTTAGATTGTGATATTAATCTGACTTGATGCTCAACGAAATCATACTGCTTTTTTTTCAACCAATCTTCTTCATTGAAGTTGTCCTCATTTTCCTGTCCATATATATAATATATTTTATCCATAGGAATATCCTTTTTCCTTACCATGCTCTCAAATTCGCTGTCAATAGGAGCAGATGCAAAGAATAACTTTCCCCTGTCAAAGCACATTTGCATATACTCATTAGCCTCTCTAATCCATCCAGTATTAAAGTTTTGAATATGCACAATCTTTCTAGAGCCTAAATCATAAGAGTACTTACTATTTCTGACATC